ATTTGCTCCTATATCATAGAAGATAAAATGTTTATCTTTGACAATATCTATCTCACTGAGAAAAATGCTAACACATATTCTCTTAGAGACCATGTAAAACAAAAGTATGGAGTTGATAAAGTTCGATTTATACCAGACAGCACTGGAAAGAATCGAAAATCCTCAGCAAAGTTGACAGACTTTCAAATACTACAAGAGTACAACTTCAAAATAGAACACACTAGGAACCCACTAAGAGAAGATCGCTTCAATACAGTAAATGGACTTTTTGAAAAAGACCGTATTATAATACATCCTAGATGCCATCATTTGATAAAAGATTTAAACGTGACAGAAAAGACAGATAAAGAAACCTGTGCTGATCGTGGTCACATAACTGATGGCCTTGGGTATGTTGCGTGGAAATATTTCCCTCTGTTACCTTACTCAAAGAAAAAAATTCACAACTCAAGGAGATAGATCAATGGAAGATCAACTAGAACAGACGAGCTATAGGCAAGAGCTTATAGGAGAGATTAAGGGAAGTGAGAACACTAGTAGGATGGGAGAATCATTACAGGATACCGATGTTTATAATGGAAACATTAGACCTTATGTAGAAAAAGAATTAAGAACCCACCTTGACACATCTACAGTTAACGAAATGCCTATAGTCTCATCTCTTAATATCGTTAAGAAGATTGTTGATCAAAGAGCATCACTTTATACAGAAAAACCAACGAGAGATTTCTTGAACCTATCAGATAATCAAAGAGAAGCTATAGACCGTATCTATGTTGACATGAATGCCGATCACAAAATGATGATGGCAAATAGATTCTACGAATTACAGCAGACACAAACTCATGCGCTGATAGTTCCATACAAAAATAAATTAACGATTAGGCCACTAAAAAAACACCAGTTAAATGTTATTACTGGCAACAATCCAGAGGAAGCTGAGATTTACATAATCAGTTCATTTGATAAGTCAGCATCAACAATTAGAACAGATAACAGTGATGGATATAATCAAAAGATAGGTGATAAGAATGATTATGCCGCTGCATCTGAACGTTACCTGGTATGGTCTCCCAAGTATCATTTTCTTATGGATGGCCATGGCAAAATATTGACAGAGGAAATTAATAACCCTATCTCTCCATTAGTTCCTATTATTGAAATCTCATCTGATAAGGATTTTGAATATTGGACAGAAGGTGGATCGGACGTAGCGAAATTCACGGTTGACTTTAATGCATCATGGTCGAAGTTTCAAGAGATCTGTGATCTTCAGGGCCATGCACAGGCGGTTTTAAAAGCTCCAGAGAACTTAATGCCTACATCAATTAAAGTAGGGCCATCATACGTACTAAAACTTATCACTGATCCGAACATGGATGGTGATGTAAGCTTTGACTTTGTAACAACAGGAGCAGACCTCACAGGTATACAATCTTCACTCCAGGCGTTACTAGCAACGTTCCTAACAAGTCAAGGAGTATCAGCTACAGAGATCACATCAAGTGCAAATGCATCAACAGGCTTTAGTAGCGGTGTAGAAAGATTACTCTCCATGATAGAAAAATTTGAAGCATCAAGAGAGGCGCAAGCTATCTTCACTAATGCTGAAAAAGAAATTTATAATGTTGTCGTTGCTTGGCATAATGTCCTAAGAGACACCGATCAACTAGACGACCAATACAAATCCGAAATCATAAATGAATCAAAGATGACTATAGTATTTGAAAGACCTGAAGGTTCGGTAACCGACTCAGAAAAGTTAGATATTATTGAAAGGAAGATTGAGCTAGGTTTAATTGATAAGGCCGATGCCATCATGGAACTTGAAAACAAATCAAGGGAAGAGGCCGAGGAGAGAGTTGCCAAGTTAGATCTAATCGACATCATACCAACGGAAGGTAACGATTTTGGAAACAAAGATAGAGAAGACAGAAAAAAAGATCAGTCAGACGATTAATCTTACTGATCTATTCGGGAAAAGCGTTGATAGAGTAACAGCTGCTCGTGTAGGCCAAGAGATGATTGATGTTATCATTGCAAGGACTAAGAAGGGTGATGATATCAATGGCGCTCCTTTTAAAAGATACGACAAAGATTATGTTGGATCTAAGGCCTTTAGGCGTTATGGAAAATCTTCTAATAAAATAAATATGACTTTGAAGGGATCGATGTTAAGTGATCTCGATTTTAAGATAGATGGTGAAAACATCGTCCTTGGTTTCAATGATAAAACTCAAGAGTTAAAAGCTGCAAACCATAACAGTGGGGTAACAGTTAAAGAGAGGGAATTTTTCGGAGTCTCATCTAGCGAATTAACAGCGATTGAGGATAAGTTTAAGGCCGACGTGAAAGAGACGCTTGATAAGACTGACAAGAAGACTTTGGGACAATTATTGGATCTAGCTACTGTGGAAAGACTTGGCGCTAAGAAAAGATTTAGGGACACATTCGAAGAGATGTTTGAAAAAACCGTTGTGTCAAAAGAGTCACAATGGCAGATATAAAGTTCAACTACAAAAAGCTTAAAGGAAATTTAACTAAAAAACTTAATGAGTTTACTAAGAATACTAAAGAACTAAAAAACTCAGCTCGCATAATCGAAAAAGAAATAAAAGCTAATAGTAGAAATGGCGAGGGTTATGACGGGAAAGATTTTCCTGGGCTAAGAGATTCAACGATTGATGCAAGAGAAAGGTTAGAAGAGTCTAATCAAACACACATAGACTACAGATCGGGAGAGTCGAACATCACATTCACTGGTGAAACAGTGGACTCTATCGATGCAAAAGCGAGTTCTAATAAGATCATTATAAGCGCAAAAGGAAACCATTCACTATTAATGGGGAAAAGAGGTAAGCCTCTCAAGGGTAGCAACGCCTCTTTCAGAGACATTATAACAGGCCTTGAAGATAAGGGATGGAAAATAATTGGAGTTTCAAGAGAAGCAAAGACGCAAATAACCAACCAGTTCAGACGGTTCATAAGAAGGAACCTTTGACATTTTTCCAAGGAGTTAATACAATGGAAGTTGAAAGTCAAGGTGGCGATGCCACAACTCAGAAAAAGATTGATGATCTACCTGAGAAGAAAACGGGTTCTGTAAGTTACGATACTTACGATAGAGTTTTAAAGGGTAGGAAAAGAGTGGACTCTGAGCTTTCCGATCTCAAGGCGCAATTAGCGGATATTGAGCAAGGAAAAGCGATAGCAGAGGGACGCAAGGATGATGTCATCAAATCACTCAGGGAAGAAAATAACTCAATTAAAACAAATCTAAAGGAAGTAAAGAAAAACTACGCATGGAATAGCGTCGAGTCTCAGATTGTAAATGAGGCGGTAAAACAAGGATGTGTTAACCCGACAAAGCTTATTAGATTACTTGATAGAGAGGATCTTGAAGGAATAGAGGTCAGTGATGACTTCTCTGTAAACAAAGAGGATCTTGTCAGACTCGTTGAAAAGTCAAAACAAGAAAACTCTGACATAGGCCTATTCGGGAAGAAAACGGTCAATGTAAACCACGCAGTTCCAAAGATACCAAATGGAAAATCAAGTAACGAGTTAAGCAAGGAAGACTTAATAAATTTAATTAAAACCAGCTAATTCAAGGAGTAAAGAATGGCCGATGCAGTACAAACATTACCAAATACTAAGAACGAGTTGATCGTTTCTTTGGTACAAAAAGAATTGAAAGAAAAAACAAACTTATTTCCCTTTATAGAAGATCTTAGTAGATTTGCTGTCAAGGGAGCAAAATCAGTAAGTGTTCCTAGAATGTCGTCATTCACTGCTGTTAGCAGAACGTTAGGGGCCGCTCAGGATGCAGTAGCTTTAACGGATACTAAGGACACTATCACTCTTGATCATTTCCCATATGTTGCATGGATTGAAGACCATGCTGACAATTATCAATCAACTATCGATTTTAGAATCGAAGCTTCTTTAAGGGCCGCATCTGCTCATGCTAGATATATCGATAATCAAATCATCGCTATCGCTAAGAGTGTAGCTGGTCTTTCTGTTAACGCTGCTGTTCCTGCTGATATTACTAAAGATGATATTCTTGATATGAGAGAATACATAATATCTGAAAATGGAAATCTTGATGCATCTGTATTAGTAATTGCTCCTGATCAAGAGAAAGCAATGTTAAAGATTGATTCATTCACAAGGGCCGACATTTATGGAACTTCTAACATTCCTACAGGAATGATAGGCCGAGTTTATGGCGTCCCAGTTATAATCAACAACCTTGTAGAAGCTAGCCAAGCTTACCTTTGGGAAAAATCAGGAATTGGTTTTGCCTTTGGTCAGAACACTATGATGAGTGAGCAAAATGCTAACGAGTATGGTTCGATGAGCAAACGAGTGGCCGTTGATCAAGCTCTTGGTGTAGATGGATTACAAATTGCTGTAGGTGGCGCTGCTGCTGGCAAATCACCGTTAGTTACTAAGTTGTTTGACGGTCTATAGGATTTAGATGGCAACAGCTAAGCAAGGTGAAATTCCTAGTTATATTATGGCCTCTTCCCCACGTGGGTTGAGGCTGTCTATGTTAAAGAACAACGTTAAGTATGGAATGACTTTTCAATACTTCGATATCCAGTTTGTTAAGGGTAAGTGGTATGCGTGGTTCTACCTAGCATTTCAAAGAAGTGAGGTGGTGTAGTGACTGATATATCCACCTATGAAGCTAAGCAGTCTAGAGAGACTAGAGAGAACAGAAAGTTTGTTGAAGATACTAATGGTGATGTCGCTGTCAGAACTTTAACAGAAGTGATAGGGGCCATTGAAGGTTCCTTTGCTCCTAGTGGGTTAAAGAACGCTGGGAGAGTAACAGTTGTCCAAGTCAACAGCTCAACGTGGACGGCCCTTCCCCTGGTTCCGTTGACAGATCGAAACGCTATGAGTGTTCAAAACGAGAGCGACATAAAAGTTAAGATTAATTATTCAGATAGTGTTAGTGGTTTTGAAGGTATGACCATTTACGGGAGTGGTGAACGTTATTATGATGTTAAAGACACCATTACTCTATACGGAAAGTGTGAAACGGGGACGGTAGATCTTAATGTTGAAGAGTTGAGCTAATGGCAACGATAGGTTCTCAACCCTCACCACCACCAAAGTCAAATAGAGAGGTGTTCGAGATAACATCGATAGTGAGTGAGACAATAGTCCTTGCTTACAAACCTGCTGAGTATTCAGAGTTTGTATTTGTTAATGGCGTGGCCATGACAGACGGTAGTGGATACGATTATTTAATTAATGAAAAAACAATAATATTTAATAACGGAGTGCTGACCAATGACGGTCATGTATTAGTGAAGTACAACTATTTATAGGAGTGAACAATGGCAAAGACTGAAATTAGAGGTGGCGATCAGATTAAAAATCTCACTGTATTACGAAACGATCTCGTCGCTGATTTTTTAGGCGGTTCAGACTGGGACGTTTCCAATGGCGCGTCCAATGCAACCATTACAGGATTAAGTGA